TTATCCTATGGCACAAAATCCTGGTGCTATGTATCAAGCTGGTGTAGCACAATATTTAATAAGTATGGCAAAGAGCTATTTTAGATCAACATTGATATTTAGAAATCGACAATTTGAGGTATCTCCGTGAATGATACTTCACAAAAATTATCATATATAACTCAACTGCATAAGTTTACGCGCACTAAAGCTGCTGATAATCAACAGAACCAACCTAAAACATTTCAAGGACATGTATCGCAAATCTTAGAAAATGATATGTTAGAGTTTACTTTAGATGCTACTGGCCCATTTACTTTACCCAAACTTATAATACCACAAGCATTTTCTAAGTATACTCGTGAACCTACGCAAGTTGGTGATAAAGGATACGCTGTCCCAAATGATTTTTCTATATCACCTACGGATGGGGTTAGCGGTGGAACCGCTAATATGTATCCACGAGGAAATTTAGCAACGCATGTATTTCATCCTATTAGCAATAAGAAATTTGATCAACGTGATCCTAACCAATTTCTAGTTACAGGAGGACCATCAGGACATAAAACTCAAACACAAGACAAATCAACATTTCATCTTTTAGATTTCCTCAATAATATAATACATAATTCTTCGGCAGCTATAAATCATGTAGCTAATAGCAATATTATTCATCAAGCTCTTGAAGGTCTTATATCTCATACTGCTGGTAGTAATATCCTTCATACTGCTCTTTCTGGTATTATATCTCATAATGCCCAAAGCATACAGCAACTTGCAAAAGATGAAATAACTCACGCTATTAGCGGAAGTGGCATGTTTAATTTAGTAGCGTCACATTTTACAGTTGGCGCTGCAGGTGGTATGGAAACAGAAATATCCACGTTAGAAACACCAGAACAATCTGATCTTACATTTCCTCTACCTTTACCATCAATTCCTAATGTTCCTAAACCTACTGCTCAAACAATATTTAATGTTATTGGAAGTATTATTGCTAGTGGCAATATTAGCGCAGGCGGTATGATTAGTGCCGCTGGCTTTGGTGGCGCACCAGGAGGTGCTTTTCCAGGAGCAGGAGCGTCTGGAGAAATAATCTATAGCAACATTACAACTGGAGTTAGCATAACTAATAATATACCAGCAGGTTTTACGGGTATTCAATTAACACCTGGTATTTGGACTGTTCAAGGAGAAGTATGGTTTAATCCATCGGCTGGTGTAACAGATATGTCAGCTGCTATTAATACTACACCATCTATTCCTAATGTTCCAGATATAGGAAAAGCTAGACATCAAATTTGGCTTCCATCAGCTACTCCAGCAAACGATTTGCAGATTTTACCATTGCGACCTTGTTATGTCAATATAACAGTTGATACTTATTATTATTTAGTTGCTCAAGCATCTTTTGGTGGCAATTGTAGCGTGCTTGGTAATATTTGGGCACAGAGGTCATAATGCGGGTTTATGGGCGCATCGTACCTGATATACTTTATCCATATAAAAAGAAATGGGTAGTTGTAGAAACAGATCCCAACGGCTTTAATGATATGGTTTATTTAACAAATATGATTCAAGTTATAAAGCTTAACTTACATGAAAGTCCATTTTTTGCTAATTGGGGCATCCCTGCACATGCTTCTATTATGACACAAATTGCTCCTGATTATAATATCAATTTGATACAACAAAGATTTGCAAAGTATTTTATGTCATTAACTCTAACAAATTTACCTAATCGTGTTGATGATGATGGGAAGCCAGAACCTGCTTATCAATTTTTTGTTATTACACAATATGGTGCAGTTCTAACTGATGTGATACCTTACTAATGGCGGTACTTCCTTTAATTATGGGTCCACAGGGGTTAATTCCTACCCCACCTGCACAATTGCGTCAACGACTGGTTGCTAAGGTAGCAGCTACTAATCCAGATTATACTTCAAATCTTCCAGGAACGCTTATAGAAGATGTGGCTTCAACATGTGTTGCTGCTATTGTTGTTTCAAATCAATTTATGGTTGATTTAGTAAATTCTGTATCGCCTTATGGAGCTAACGCTTTCATATTATATCAACTTGGAATTGATATATATGGGATACAGCCTGCGGCTGATACTAATACTTCTGTTGATCTTATATTTAGTGGTACACCTGGATTCATTATTATTCCTGGCTTTACTGTTAGTGACGGTAGTTATCAATATATTTGTACAAATGGTGGCGTTGTTGGTTCATACGGTGATTCACTTCCTATTCATGCTATAGCTACACAACCTGGTACTTGGGCTGTTCCTGCTGGAACTGTGACTAGCTTTGTTACTTCTGTTCCATTAGATATCAATTTGTCTGTTACAAATCCTTCTGATGGCATTCCTTCTTTATCAACAGAAACTATACAATCATTTAGAACTAGAACATTGACAGCAGGTCTTGCTGCATCAACAGGAATGGATAGATACCTTAAAACATTGCTTTGGAATATTCCGGGAGTGGCGCAACGTCTTGTTTCTGTTCGTCAAAATCTTAATACTTGCAAGTGGGCAATTCTTGTTGGCGGCGGCGATCCTTATCAGGTTGCATGGGCTATCTATTATGCGCTTGGTGATCTTGTTAGTCTTGATCGTCCCAATATTGAAATTGTTAATATCTCAAATACTAATCCAGTTGTTATTGAGACAGCATACAATCACAATCTTTTAACAGGAATGACAGAAACATTATATAATATTTCTGGTAATATGTCAATATTAAATGGTAATGAATATCCAGTTACTATAATTGATGATGATAGTTTTAGTATTCCTGTTGATGGCACATTACTATTTCCATATAATAATGGAGGCGGAATTGTAACTCCTAATCCAATTCTTCAACAAGTTACACTCAATAGTTATCCTGATAGTTACCTTATTCCATTTATTCTTCCACCACAACAACTTGTAACTATGGTTGTATTATGGGATACTAATTCTCCAAATTATGTATCTCCGCAAGCTATAGCTCAAGCTGCGACCCCAGCATTGGTAAATTATGTTAATAGTCTTTTTGTTGGTATATCGCCCTTAAATATTTACGATATGACTGCTGTATTTCTTGATGCAATTAAAGACATTCTTGCATCTGAAAATGTAACAGTTCTTAATTTTCAGGTTGCTTTTGATGGAGTAGGACAACCTCCAACACCAGATACAGGAATTATACCAGGAGATCCATTTAGTTATTTTTATACAACTACCAATAATATAATAGTGAATTCGATATGAATGCACATTCGCCATTTGTATATGTAGATGTAGGTATAGCTGCCTCAGTAACCCCAACAAAGGGTTTTGTATCAGTAATACTTGCGGCGAATCATTCAGTACAAGTTACATCTGGTGATGCTACTGGTGGATATATATTTAATCCATTAAATGCTTATGATCAAAAATTATCTGTTCCAACTGTTCTTTTTGTAGATCCTACTGGTCCTGCTGCTAGTGAAGTAACTGGTACAACTGTTGCGCTACAGCCAGGACAGCGTTTTGATATTCCACCTGCATCAGAATATGGTATTTGGGTAAATTCTACTGCTGTTGGACATCACTTTGTTGTAGTTCAACTTCTTCCGCAAGAGCCTCCACCGCCACCTTATATAAAGGGGAATTTCCCTCCTGCTGGGCCTACTGGTTTATTAAAAACCATTCCTGCATATCTTTATCAAGAATATTCCGATGACGATGATTTACAAGCATTTGTACGTGCTTACAATGAAATGCAACAGGATATAGTTGATACATTTAATGCCCTTAATTTACCAATTTATACCAAAGATCCTGTATCTGGAAAACTACTAGATTGGGTAGGTCAAGGTGTCTATGGATATCCTCGTCCAAGTCTACTTTATAAACTTCCAACTATTATAGGACCATATAATACTGGACAATATAATACACAAACTTATGATTTTTGGCAATACTATTTCCCTGAGGCACCAGCACTTGTTAATGATGATATTTATAGACGTTGTATAACTTGGCATTATCATAAAGGTGATGGCAA